ATTCCGGTGTGTTTCGTACCAATGAGCCAGTGCGTGTTATTGGTGCGCGGGAGTGTCTTCACGAAAGCTCTACTTCTGCAGTATCTCAGCTACCCGTTGCGTCGTGATCAGTTTTTAAAGTTTTGTGAAATGGAAAGGGGGCCGTGATGGCCCCCTTTTTTTTTACTTTATCTCAGTTATAGTGGCCATGCTTGCTTGTAGTGCTCTTAGGTCGTCGTCGTAGAGTGCTTGAAACTTCGGGTTTTTGCTGGTGTTGCGTGCCCGTTTGATTGAAGCCTCTTTGAATTCGAGGGCTTCCTTTAAGACTGCTGGCGGTAGTTCGATTCGTGATGCCATTGTGGCTCTCCAATAGAAGGGTTAACTCATGCAATCTGTGATGCGCCATCAGTTTAGTCAAGTCCCGGAAGCTCAAATTCCGCGGTCTTCGTTTGATCGTTCTCACGGTTATAAGTCTACTTTTAATTCGGGTCTTTTGATCCCTGTCCTGGTGGACGAGGCTTTGCCGGGCGACACGTTTAATTGTCGCATGACTACGTTCATTCGTTTGTCAACTCCCCTTCGTCCTTTTATGGACAATTTGTTTTGCGATGTGTTTTTCTTCGCTATTCCGCTGCGTCTTGTCTGGACGAATTTTCAGCGGTTTATGGGTGAGCAGCCCAACCCCGGCGACTCTACGTCATTCGTCGTTCCGCAGACTGTTACCGGTGGTGGTGGTTTTGCTGCGCAATCCCTCTATGATTATATGGGTGTGCCTACTTTGGCGCCCAATATTTCTATTAATGTTCTGCCTCTGCGTGCTTATAATCTGGTTTGGAACCAGTGGTTCCGTGATCAGAATTTGCAGAACTCTATTGTTGTTCCGTTGACCGATGGTCCGGATTCGCAAGGCAATTATGTCTTGCAGCGTCGTGGTAAACGTCACGACTATTTTACTTCGTCTCTTCCATGGCCGCAGAAGGGTCCGGCGGTGAATATTCCGCTCGGTACGTCGGCCATTGTGCTGCCGCAGCCTACTGAACATACGACGACTGGTGGTACCAGTATGCGTCTTCGTTCTACGGCTGGTGCAACGCTTAATGCGAACGTGGCGTTGTCCTCTGGTGTTGGCGGCAATAATATGTCAGCCGCTAATGCGGTTGGTGCTGTGGCTACTACGGACGTAATGCCAACCAACTTGTATGCTGATCTGTCGACCGCTACTGCCGCGACTATAAATTCGTTGCGTCAGGCTTTCCAAATTCAGAAAATTTATGAAAGGGACGCTCGCGGTGGAACTCGCTACACTGAAATTATACAAGCGCATTTCGGCGTTACTTCGCCGGATGCTCGTCTCCAAAGAGCAGAGTATTTGGGAGGAGGTTCAACGCCAGTTAATGTTAATCCCATCGCTCAGACGGGTGCAACGGGAGCAACTGGTACTACTACTCCGCAAGGAAATCTTGCTGCTATCGGAACTGCATCCCATTCCGGAGTTGGTTTTACTAAATCGTTTACTGAGCACTGTATCATCCTTGGGCTCGTCTCGGTCCGCGCTGATCTCAACTATCAGCAAGGTTTGAATCGTATGTGGTCGCGTACTACGCGTTTTGATTTCTATTGGCCCGCTCTGGCGCAGATCGGTGAGCAAGCGGTGCTTAATGAAGAAATCTATTGTAATGGTACTGTTACTGATAATCAGGTGTTTGGTTATCAAGAGCGTTATGCCGAGTATCGTTATTTCCCGTCTATTATTACGGGTCAATTTCGTTCCAACTTCCCTACTACTCTGGATAGTTGGCATTTGGCGCAAAACTTTGCGTCCCTTCCTACGTTGTCTCCTACGTTTATCGTTGAGAATCCTCCGGTGTCGCGTGTTGTTGCCGTTCCGTCTCAGCCGGAGTTTCTCTTTGACGCATATTTCAATATGCACTGTGCCCGCCCGATGCCTGTTTATGGTGTCCCCGGAAATATCGACAGGTTCTAATCATCGGAAGTCCTCTTTCTTGGGTGCCCGTTCTTACGGGCGTCCGCTCCCTCGTTTTATGGAGTCCCTATCGATGATCGATCCTTTTTTCGGTGGTTTGCTCACTGGCGGTTTATCGCTGTTTGGTGATCTTATTGGTGGTTCTTCTCAGAATAAGATGAACCAGCAGATGCAGCGTCAGGCGCAAGCGTTTAATGCTGATCAATCGCAGCAGCAGATGAATTTTCAGCGCGAAATGTCTAATTCTGCGTATCAGCGTTCCCGTGCAGATATGGAAGCTGCCGGTTTAAATCCTATGATGATGTTCGGTTCCGGGACGGGTGCGTCTACTCCCGGAGGCGCTATGGCGACGACGCAGCCGGCTCAACAGGAAAGCCCAATGAAGAATTTGGGTAAGAATGTTGAAAAAGTGTTGTCGTCGGCTATTCAGGCCAAGACTTTGGAGAAGATGAGCGACGAGATTGCGAATTTGAAAGCAACTCGTGGCTATATTGAAGCAGAGACAAAGTCCGAGCATGAGCGTCCGTCTCAGATACGTGCGGCGACGCACCTCACAAATACCCATTCAGCGAAGGAAGGGCATTTAATGCCTGTGTATCGCGCTGCTGGTAAGCAAGGTTCTATTCATGAGGAGTTCTATAATTCAGGTGCCGGTAGGTTTCTTGAGCTTGGTTCTCTTGGTGGAAAGAAGCTGGATGATGTTGTTTCCCCGGTGGGGAACATTTTGAATAGTGCGAAGCGTGGCGTGGATATTAAGCGCGGCACGTTCAATGAGCGGTTTCCGGATCGTGATGTTACGTATCTGGATGAGTTTGGCAACCAACGGACGTCTCAGACGACGTTCAAGAAGCGGAGAAAGTGAATGGGTAAGATTTTGGATAAGTTTAAAGAGCTTGACCGTGGTGTTACGGTCGAGGAAGAAGCTGGGAGGTTCGGCAATGCTAATGCTGAGCAAGGTCGCGCGGTTAATGATTTCTACGCGACTAGTGGTGTTCGTTCGGACCTCGATAATTTTGAACCGTCTCTTACAAGGCAAGAGTTCGCTGCCGAGTGTGATATCAATACGATTATGGAACAGTACGAGAAACATGGCGTCGTTTCGCATGTCAACCCTCGTACTCCGTACTACGTTGATATGTCTCAAACTCCGTCTGATCTTATGTCGGCGCTGGATATTATGGCGAAAGCGACTGAAAGCTTTATGTCGCTGCCTGCTTCTGTGCGTCGGAATTTTGATAATGATCCGGCGCAGTTCGTGGAGTTTGCCCATGATGAGCGCAATAAGGATAAGATGCGCGAGTGGGGTCTCCTTGCCCCTGAGAAGGTCGAGGACCCGCCGTTTAAGGTCGAGGTGGTCAATCCCGACCCTTCCCCCGCGCCCTCTACGGGCGTTCCCCAGGCCTGATATCAGGCCGCACACATTTTTCCTCTCGATGTAAATGTGTGGACTGACACTGTCAGTCCTAATTTGGAGAAGACAAGATGAAACGTCATAAGATTGGTAAGGCTCATTCGAAGTCGAGCTTTTCTAAAGGTGCCTCACTTACTCATAAGAAGAACATGCCGCGTCGTTTGCCGATGCGTGGTGGTATTCGTCTTTGAGTTGTGATTTTCCTCTGACGGCTTATTATTCAAACGTCAAAGGAAAGACCGGTAAGCGGGCCATTACGTTTCAACGTAATGGCTCGTGGTCGGGTCGCCCGCTGTCTCTGCCGTGCGGCCGATGTACTGGCTGCCGTCTTGAGGCGTCCCGTCAGTGGGCTATAAGGATTATGCATGAGACGAAGTCGCATAATCTGAATCTTTTCCTCACTCTTACGTATAATGATGAGCACCTCCCGGAGGGAGGTACGTTGGTTAAGCGTGATTTGCAGTTGTTTATGAAGCGGTTGAGGAAAGAATATGGGGAAGGAATACGGTTTTTTGCTTGTGGAGAATATGGTGATAGGAATTTGCGTCCTCATTATCACCTTATCCTTTTCAATTCCCCTGATGTTGATCTTGTTAAGGTCAAAGAAACTTCCAGAGGCGATTATTTGTACACTTCTAAGCAGCTTAGTGCTGTTTGGTCTGTTGACGGTAAGCCTATTGGTAATGTAATCATTGGGATGGTCGACTTTAATAGTGCTGCGTATGTCGCCCGTTACAATATGAAGAAAATCAACGGAGATAAGGCCGATGATTTTTATACTGTTGTTGATGGCAACGGCGTTATCACTCGCCGTGCTACTGAGTTCTTGCTTATGTCAAGGCGTCCCGGTATTGGACGTAAATGGTACGAGATTCATGGCGACGAAACTTATGCCCATGATAATCTTGTGTCTAACTATAAGCTGGTACGTCCTCCTCGGTATTATGACAATCTACGTGATGCTACCGATCCTAAGAGGATGGCTGCAATAAAGGCCCAACGCCGCAGTGCTGCGTTGGCAATAGAGGATCGTCGTAATGTTGATCGAAAGATTGCTAAGCGAAATTTTCGCGATGATGTGCAATCTAAGAAGAAAGGTAAAGAGCTATGAATCTTGCTGTGTTCGCTGTTCTTGATAAAGCGGTTGGTGCGTATACCAAGCCGTTTTTTGTCCGAACGAAGGGCGAAGCCATTCGTTCGTTTTCCGAGGCGTGTAACGCGTCAGATGGTCCGTTTAAATATCCAGATGACTATGTTTTGTACGAACTCGGTTCGTGGGATGATAATTCCGGTGTGTTTCGTACCAATGAGCCAGTGCGTGTTATTGGTGCGCGG